TTGTAGATCGATACATACAGGCTGATGGTGGCCATGATGTAGTTGCGCTCACCGCCATGAATGATGGCGCTGGTCTGGAACAGGATGCACAGGGACGAGAACAGGACGAAACCTGCGCTGATCGCGAGTTGCAAGCCGCTGACCTGGAAGAAGAAGCTCGCCAGCGTTGCACCCAGCAACACGAAGAAGCCAGCGGTGATGAAACCACCGAGGAAGCTCATGTCCTTGCGGGTGATCAGCACGTAGGCCGACAGACCACCGAACACCAGCGCGGTCATCGCGAACGCCGAGCTGACCACTTCAGCGCCGCCCTGCATACCCAGGTAACGGTTGAGGATCGGGCCGAGCAGGAAACCCATGAAACCGGTCAGCGCAAAAGCGGACACCAGGCCCCACGCGGAATCACGGAGTTTGTTGGTGAGGAAGAACAGCCCGTAGAAGCCGATCAGCACCACGAAAATATTCGGGTAGCCAACACGCATCTGCTGTGCGACGAAAGCCATCACGCCGCTGAATGCGAGGGTCAGAGCCAGTAGGCCGTAAGTGTTGCGCAGGACGCGGCTAACCTCTAGCTGCTCAGCCTGCACGCTGTTATTAACTGCGTAATCCTGTTCGCGCATGGCGACACTCCTGTTGGTTTGAAACGTTCAGTCGCAAAGATCATAACAGACGCTCTGCAACTAGCTATGCAGAGAGTTTGACAGTGTGTTTCATTCAGGTATTATGGCGCCCGCAACGCAAACGGAGGTGTGGCCGAGTGGTTTAAGGCAACGGTCTTGAAAACCGTCGACTGTAACAGGTCCATGAGTTCGAATCCCATCGCCTCCGCCATTTTATGTACGACAAAGCCCTGATTATTCAGGGCTTTGTCGTTTCTGGCGCTCACGAAAACTTTTGCCTTTCGGTATGTGTTCCATAACTTTTGTGGACGCGTTCCATAACTCGATCGAATTTTCCCCTCTCCGGCGTCCTGCCAATCGTTAAAACACTCTTCATGTAACACGGTGCTACGCTGATGCCTTGGCTGCCAAGGAAACCAAAATGCCCAACTCCGACCTGCTCCCTCCCCTACTCTTCAAGATCAACGAAAACCAGCTCGCGCTCGAAGCCGCCATCATGGAACTGTCCAACTGGGTCGAGCAGCGCGGATCGGCTGATGTCGCCGAGAACGTCCGCGGCGCTCTCTGGACGATCGACAAAAACGAAGAGTTCATCAAGATGACCCTGGCGGTTTTGATGGCGCCCGACTGACAGCTCGTCGCCTCACCCTCGCCCACGTTATCCGTCTCGATTACTGTACATGCATACAGCTTTTGTACAGCGAATCTCTTTCCATGAATTTCGATCAAGCCAAATCTCTCCGGTTCCAGCAATGGCGCGCGACTCTCGACGACCAGGACTTTCGCATGCAGAACCCGGAGGCACACCGGGAAACGCTTCATCAAATGGCGGCCGCCTTGCATACAGAGGGACTGATCGACCAGCTTGAGCAGTTCGATATGAACGAGATGGCAGACGCTGCCTACTGGCATTCTGTTGAGGAGCTGCAAAACTCGCCGGGCCAGTACCGAGGAGCGTCGACCTACGATGTCGTTCAGATCGACACCGGGAGGCTGCTTGGCAAAATCAACCGGTCGATATTCAACTTCGAAAGCGACGAACCACGCGGCGCCTCCTTTACCTACGACGGCAAGGTTTACTCTGGCGCAGACGGTGTGCGGCTGACCTTGGGGCTTTCCCGAAACATTGGGAAAATCTCAGGCCTGATGCTGGAATTGAACGGGCGCCTGCATCAGCTGGTTGAAACCGAACGAGTCGTTCGCGGTGTTGATTTCAAGCCAATGGATGATCCAGACGCTTACCGCGCTCTGGTTGATGTTGCGCAAATCGCCCAGGAAGAGCGCGACCTACACGTCTTTGAAAAGGTGCGCCCTCACATCGAGTCGGCGGTTTTTTGCATGTGCCCCACCTGCCTCGATCGATTTGATGCGCGCGATGACTGCCCAACTTGCATCGGAAAAGGTTTTGTGACGAAGACGGCACCGGCGGGTCTACGCTGAAGGAACCATGCGAGGAACGGGCAATGTGTGGACGACTAACACAGTACAGCGGCATTCACGACTTCGTGGCGGCGCTGAGCATGCCGAATGCCCTGATCAACACGACCGGAGAGCAGCCCTTAGAGCGGTATAACGCCGCGCCGACCGCTCAACTCGCTCTCTTTCACCAGGAGGGACAATTCCTGCACGCGGACATGGTTCGGTGGGGATGGCGACCACACTGGGCGAAGGATCGCGCCGCGCCGATCAACGCTCGAGTGGAGAAAGTCGCCCACGGCCCGTTCTTCCGTGCCATCTGGCCGCACCGGGCGATCATCGCCATCAACAACTGGTTCGAGTGGGTCGACGAAGGTGGGCCGAAAAAGCAGCCCTACCTGATCCGGCACCGGGACGGCTCCCCGATTCTGTGTGCTGCCATCGGCCAATACCCGAACGAGGAGCACGGGCCAGGCGAGCATGATGGCTTCGTGATCATCACAGCCGACAGCGCCGGGGGCATGGTCGATATCCACGACCGGCGGCCGGTAGCACTGTCACCGGAGCGGGCTCGGGAATGGCTGGACCCGGCCACGCCGAAAGAGCGCGCCGAGCAAATGGTGCTGCACCAGGGCGAGCCGACAGATGTGTTCGAGTGGTACAAGGTTGACCGGGCCGTGGGGAACGTCCGGAATCAGGGCCCCGACCTGATCAAGCCGATCAAATGACTCAAACCTGCGTCAGCGTTTTCAGGCGCTCGACCAGGGCGGCTTCGAAAATGATGTACAGCCTTTCAGCATCTCCGGAACGCAAAGCCCCGCCGGTTTCCAGCCCCAGCACGAAGCCATCCGCCCGCGCGCCCGCCTTCACCGCGATGATCATCGAATCAGCCCGGACAATCTGCGCCAGCAGCCGGTCCGCCTCCCGCTGCATCTTCTCGCTCAGCACCACACCTTCCACGTCAGCCACCTATTACCTTCACTACGACATCCAATAAATGACAGAAAGGACGACTGCAACCCAGATAATAGTCATCACAATCGAGTAGCCAGCCAATTGCTTGTCCATGCGCACCGTTCACACCGTTCGAATCAGAATGATGGTTCACCCTCCCCGGTTCTGCAACACAAGCGCTGTGACATCAGGGCCACGGCCAGGAGCCCGAGCAATCGAACTCAAGCAATTTTGTTATTTCATCCGACCGCCGGAATCCCGCCGGAGATCGTTACGTGTTACAAAATAGTTACAGTTGCCTCGATCTCTACAACAGGTATTTGACATGGATGTTATGCACATGATCTCGATCATCAGCTTGGACTTGTTGTTCGCCTGGATTGGAGCATTGTTGCTCGGCGTGTGCAGCCAGGGAGTTCATGCTTACCGAAGCTGGGTCAACGATGATTCATCTCCAGTTCCACGCAATCCAGTGCTGGTTCGAGTATTGGATTTTTTTGCGCTCAATCACGGGGACAGGCTTTCCCACAGCCTGATAATCACCTGCTCCATCATCGCTTGGCCGATTGGGCTCGTAATTTTCTTTCCTGCGCTGCTGATGCTTCGTGCAAAGAAACGCAAGCGCGAGGAGCGCCCAAGCCTCACCAACGACGAACCACCTCATCTCTTCGATGACAAGCTTGCTGGCCAGCCTTCTAAAACGGCGAGCATGCGGGAGGCAATCAGCAGCTGATCCGCGCATTCTGGAAAGGCCCTCGAACCTATTCAGAATTCTTCGGTTCGAGCGCCCGTATGTAGGCCTGGCACGCCTGCAGCGCGATCAGCCCCCGGTCGCCATCATCGGTGATGGCGACAATTCGTTGAGCATGCGCCGGGTCAAGTCGGGCTCGTACGGCTGCATGATCCACGCCGCTGGCTCCGGCGGTGGCTGGCACACGGCAGCCCTTGGCAACGTCTGTTGCGTCGAGGAGGACTGACAACCGCAGATCAGCGGTAGCAAGGCGATCGCGCAGCAGAGCCTGGTCTTTTTGTGCATGGGTCATCTTCTCGAAGTGGGTTTTCTCGCTAGCCGCCAGCCGATGTTCCAGGGCCAGGCGCTTGTCCTGCTCGGCCTGCTGGGCGGTCGCGGCTGCCTGGTTCAGTTGGCTGATGGCGTCGGCGTGCTGCTGGGCTTGCTCGGCCAACTGCTTCCCGTAGCGCCAGTCCTGGAACTGCCAGGCACTGCCGGCACCGATCAGCACCAGCGCCAGCGCGCCGATCACTCGCCACGGCACGGCAATCACGCCAGCACCTTCAGCGCTTTTTCGTAGAACGCCGCGCGCTCAGCGGCTCCGTTTGGCACCCGTCCGCGCCGGCCGGTGTTGATGATGCTGCCGATGTTCGCGTTATCGCCGACATCAGCCAGGGTGTTCAAG